GAAGCAGTCGCTACCTGCCGTTGTCAGTGCTGGTAAGCTGATGGTAGTCAACGCCTGATTGTAGCAGAAGCAGTAGCTACCTGCCTCTGTAAGTGCTGGTAAGCTGATGGTAGTCAACGCCTGATTGGAGCTGAAGCAGTAGTTACCTGCCGTTGTCAGTGCAGGTAAGCTGATGGTAGTCAACGCCTGATTGTAGCTGAAGCAGTCGCTACCTGCCGTTGTCAGTGCTGGTAAGCTGATGGTAGTCAACGCCTGATTGGAGATGAAGCAGTAGCTACCTGCCGTTGTCAGTGCTGGTAAGCTGATGCTCGTCAACGCCTGATTGTAGCTGAAGCAGTAGCTACCTGCCGTTGTCAGTGCTGGTAAGCTGATGCTCGTCAACGCCTGATTGGAGCAGAAGCATTCGTTACCTGCCTCTGTAAGTGCTGGTAAGCTGATGGTAGTCAACGCCAGATTGGAGCTGAAGCAGTAGTTACCTGCCTCTGTGAGTGCTGGTAAGCTGATGGTTGTCAACGCCTGATTGTAGCTGAAGCAGTAGCTACCTGCCGTTGTCAGTGCAGGTAAGCTGATGGTAGTCAACGCCTGATTGTAGCAGAAGCAGTAGCTACCTGCCTCTGTAAGTGCTGGTAAGCTGATGGTAGTCAACGCCTGATTGGAGATGAAGCAGTCGCTACCTGCCGTTGTCAGTGCAGGTAAGCTGATGGTAGTCAACGCCTGATTGTAGCTGAAGCAGTCGCTACCTGCCGTTGTCAGTGCTGGTAAGCTGATGGTAGTCAACGCCTGATTGGAGCTGAAGCAGTAGTTACCTAACCTCTTGCAGTTAGGTAGAGAAACGCTGCGCAGGGCGCCCATGTCGTGGAATACACCATTTGCTACCTCCGTCACCTCTTCATTATGGAAGTGACCGTTCTTGTCAAGATCGCTGTTATAAACTTTTTTGAGTATTCCGTTGTCGATTATCATTTGTTTAGTTTTAATTGGTTATCAATCTGTTTTTGGTCCATAATTATTTTTTTATTATCTGCGTCTTTGTAATGTTGGCGGCTTGTTCTTTCGTTTTAACACCCCTCAACGCTATAGTCGGGGTGCGAGGTTATGAATGTGGTGAAAAGAGAGTACTGTTTTACAATTTAGAAAAGAAAAGTTGTTTGTTTTTCTTGCGAATTATCATCTGTAGCCGCTTGATGGTTGCTGCGAACTCAGGCTCCGTGTCTATGCGGTCACGCACTATGGAGAGTGTTCGTATGATAAGCACCCTGTCCCTGTCAAAGTAGTCAGATATCTCAGACTGTGTCGCATTGGTGTGCAGGTAGCAGAGGTACTGAGCTGCTTGTCTGGCTGCCACTGCTGCAGGGTACCTGCTGTCAGACAGTATCTCTTTTTTAAGTACCTTAAAAGCGGCAGCTGTTTTAGTGACTATGAAGCGCAGGTACTCCTCTGTTTTGATAGCATCGGACACAAATAGGTACTCCACGGATTTACGGGTGTCGAAGTACTGCTTCTCAGAAATTATGCCCTTCAGCCCATCAACGTGTATAAGAGCAGCGAACAGGTTTTTGAGCTTTATAGCACCTGCATAAGCCAGCAGCTCACCCGCGTCAGTGAACGAACAACGAGGTGTGGTTAGGTAGCCAGAGGTACCCGCAAACTGAGTTCTGTGCAGCTTGCCCACCCAAGCCCACTGTGTAGGATGCCCAGCAGGAGTCTTTATCTCTTCTGCATACACGTACTTGTATCGGCTTTTAGGTTTTTCGGTTGTCATAAAATGTTTTTGTTTAAAAGTTTGCACCCTGCGCAGGAGTCGAACCTGCGCCGTGTAACATAAGGGTTATTTAGCAATTCGTTGTTCAATGTGCTCTATCAGGCTGGACACCGTGGTGATGTCGTCAGATGTTTCATCTTCCAGCTGTATCAGGAACTCGGACTCTACGTCCATGATGATCTCTATGGCATCGAGGCTGTCAGCTCCGAGATCTTTTTTGATGTGCGAGGTGGTCAGCACCTCCTGCGGCGCAAGGCCTAATCGGTCTACGAGTATCTTCTGTACTCTTTGAAAGGTTGTGTTCATAAACGTACTGATGTTTTGTTAGGATGAAAGAACAGGACAAAGATTGCGAATGTTTTTCAATCCGCCAAACTTTTGCCAATAAATTTTTAATCTTTTTTATAGTACCGCGTTACGTAGCCTTCAGCCTTCAGTGGCAGCCCCTCTGCCCAGGGTATAGGTTCAGACATTATAGCCTGCACGACAGGCAGCTGCTGTTCCGCATACTCCTCTGAGCCTGGCAGGTCTATGACTACCTCATCATGTATGTGCATCACCGTGTCAAAGCCTGCAGCATCCAGCCGTAGCAGCGTGAGTGCCAGACAATCCCTTGCGATAGCTTGTGTGGCGTTCTCCACCAGAGATCCTCCGTAGGTGTCAATGTCTACCCACTGCCTTGTCTGCTGGTGAGTACCTTTGTACACGATGACAGAGTTGCCGAAGCGGCCATCCCGCGTGCGAGCATGCGGGTAGTAGAGCTGTCTGCCACTCGGCAGGTGCATGACCAGCATACCCTTCTTCATGCTGAAGGAGAGGTACCTGTTAGCGCTATGTGGTTTTCCGGTTTCGATGGTAGCGATGGCAGCATCGTTCATAGCGTACCACAGAGCCGCTATCTTCTTATTGGCACCACGCCATGCGTCTACCAGCGGCTTCAGTTCATCCTCCTTCACACCCATGTTGAGTGCGCCCATGCTTATAAGTGCGTTGGGTCCACCCTGGTAGCCGAGGGCAAGCTCAGATAATTTACCTTTCTGCCTGAGTGGGCTTTTCTTGTCAATGCTTTCCAGTGGTACTTTGAACATCTTGCTGGCAGAGGCCTCATAGATCTTACCGTGTGTGCGGAATACCTCCATGCGCCACTCCTCGCCAGACAACCATGCCAGCACCACAGCCTCTATGGCTGAGAAGTCAGACACGAGCAGCTGGCTATCTTTAGAAGCAGTGAACGCCGTGCGTATGAGCTGAGAGAGTGTGTCAGGCACGTTGCCCCACAGCACCTCTATGGCATCACTATCACCGGACAGCACGAACTCACGGGCGGCATCAAGGTCTTTTATCTCGTTGCGAGGCAGGTTCTGCACCTGCACATTGCGGCCAGCCCACCTGCCTGTGCGAGTAGCACCGTAGTATTGCAGGAGTCCTCTCAGTCGGCCATCAGCACACACACCTTTGGCCATGGCCATGTACTTCTTAACCGAAGTCTTTGACAGCTCCTGGCGTATCTCCAGCACTCTGCGCACAGTGTCGTTGGGAGCATTGTCCAGCAGGACAGGTACATTCTTTTTGGTCATGTCAGTCACGGCCTCACCGGTAGCCTCGCTCATCCAGCCTATGAGCTGTGATACGCTGTTAGGGTTGACAAGGCCGGTGAGGTTGACAGCCTCCTGCATGAGGCGTTCCCGGTAGTCAGCATCTATGCGGATAGCATTGCTGATGAGCTTCTTGTCCATACGCACGCCACGGTCGTTGATGAGCTGGTCAAGGATCCACAGACTGCGCTCATCCTCAGACGGTGTGAAGAAGGACAACTTTGTGCGGATGGACCGCTCCACCTCCACGTCCATGGCGCAGTAGCGCTTGAACAGCTCCCACTTCTCAGGGTTGTGGTGTGGCAGGTTACGCAGGCGGCCACCATTGGTCTTAGTAGGCTTGCAAGGCTTACAGAAGTAGTTGATGAGGGTCTTACCCTCCTTCATCTTCTGCACGGGCAATTTCAGCACCTCAGCCGCCTTGTCGAGGCTCATGGGCAGACCGAGCATGGCACATCTCACCATCGTGCAGTCCCAATGCGAGGGATGGCCAGCGAAGCCACCGCTGAAGTCGAGTGACCTGTTGATACAAGTGCGTTCAAAGGAGGCGTTGAAGGCTTGCTTCATAACGTCTGGTACGAACAGCGCAGACATAACCTCTCTGGGCAGTTCCTCACCGCTTGCAAGGTCTACTATCTGCACAGGCTCATCGTCAAAAGCGTAGGCGAGCAGGAGTATCTGGAAGTCAGGAGCCTCAACGTACTTATACACGCCACCATCTTTGATGTCGTGCGAGCTGTAGGTTTCTATATCTATGCTGAGGGTTCTCACTTATTGATGTTTTTAGATTAGATAAAAAAAGCAGGGAGGCTATTAACCTCCCTGCTGCTTGTTGTTGTGAACTACAGGAGGTCGTCATCGTTGTCCTCTACTTCAACATCGTTAAAGTCGTCAGTAGCGCTTGATTTACCGGACAGCCTATCGCCGTCTTTGGTTTTCATAATGTTGTTCAGGCCACAAGCGATACCTTTATTTCCGGAAACATCAAAGCCGTAGAAGTTAACAGTCACATGGCCAAAGCAGCCAGAGTAGAACTTGTCATCTTCCTTAGAGATGGCGTTCTTAGCAGCATCTATCACACCTGGCTTCTGCTTGCTGGTGGCATTGATGAAGTAGTGACCTTGGTATTCTTCACCGTCTTTTTCATCACCGTCACGCAGAGGCATTTTGTAAGTGGAAGGCACTTTGCCTTTGTTCTTGTCAGCGAACTCCTTACGAAGCTGGTCGCACACGGCGTTGATAGCGTCTACGTTTGCCTTATCTTTCTTATTGATAAGTATACACACGCTATACTTCTTTTCTCCGCCTTCACTTGCGGCTGATGGTTCAAATGCGTTGTGTGCATATGCGAACCTTACGTTTTTGAGCATTACTTTGCTGCTGTTTTCTGTTGCCATTTTATATGGTTTTTAATTGTAAAAGATGGATGGTTATTTGCGAGCCTTTACTTTCAGTTTTGCAAGGCGCTCTGCACCTTCCTTGCAAGCCGCTGCCATTACGGTCAGGTTGCGGATGACATTGGTCTTAGCGGCTTTAATAGCCGATGCCCTACTAAGCTCAGGACTCGTAACTATCACACCGCTGGACACCTCGCTTATCTGGACATAGCCCGGAGGCTGTCCGTGTGCATCGTGTATCACGAAGGAGTAGTCAGCTATGCCAATGTCTACCGGCTCTGCTTCCATCTCCACGGCCTCCCACTTTTTAGAGTTTAGGTGGTTGGTCTGCAGCTTGTAGACAGTTTGCACAGGCTCTACACACAGAGTGGATGCGAACTCGTCAACTGGTTCACCGAGCAGGTCTGCGAAGTCATCAGCCGCATCATTTACCACCTCGTCAGCGAAGTCATCCTCGGCAGCTGTCTTGACAACATACTCCGGGCGTTTGTCGTCTGCAGTTACCAGCGTTGGTTTGCCTGGCGGCTTGCTGATGAGATCACCGAGCAGCACTTCAAACTTTTTCTTGCCTGTGAGCTTCTCCAGATCTGTCATAGACACCAGTGATGGGTCTTTGTAGATAACAGACTTGTCGTAGCCGGCTTGCATGAGTGTCTTAGCTGCAGCCTCTGCATCAGTGAGTACACGGTTACTGCGGCCTTCCACGAGCTTAAAGCCCGGCCATTTCCTACCGTTGTTCACGGACTCGTTGAACGCATAGTCAGCGATACCATTCGCCCAGCTTGTCAGCGCAGGAGTGCGAGTCAGGATGTCCGCTATCTCCCCATCCGTGAGCAGTACAGCGTCTTTGAACTCGTAGCGTGCTATCTCCAGCTGGTGGTCTGCGTAGGCTCTGCACCGGTTCTTAACACGGCAGAAGCCGCAGTGCTTACCTACCACAAACTCACCCTCGCCTTTGAAGGCCAGCGCAGCACGAGGCTTCAGCTCGTTCTCCGCCCAACGTAACAGCTCATCTATTGACAACTCGTAGGTGCTCACGCTGTCAAGGCGTGGCTGGTGTATTACCATCTCAACACGTTGTATATCGTAGACCATGCACATTTGTAGGTAGGTACCGAGGGCATAGAGCATCATTTGCTTGTTTTCTACTGCACTCACCGGTACGCCCTTTCCGTACTTCAGGTCTATTACTATCATTTTGTCGTCTGCGATGATAACGCAGTCACGGGTACCGAAGCTCTCAGGCACGAAGGCTGTGAGGTCTATCTTCTCCTCCAGTGCTATCTCAGCGTCAGAGGTAGTAGCTTTAGCATCAGCATAGCGCTCCAGTACGTAGTCTACGTACTCGCCTACCTTGTCCTCCATCTCTGAGTTGTAGTAAGGCGATCCACCAAGCCGTATCTCGGCTATCCTTTCGACAGCAGCGACAACAGCGGGTTCGTCCATGTCTAAACTGAGCCTCGTGACCAGCAGGTTCTCAGCCAGTTCGTGAGCGACAGTACCTTCTTTGGCAGCCTCTCCGCTGCTATCAGGGAAGTCCTGCTCCAGCCTTGCAGATGGAGTGCAGGCAAGCCAGCGAGAGGCTGATGACGGGCTTAATACTGCGTGCGCCATTATGCGATAGCTTTAAGGAGTTCGTAAGCCTCTGCGTACTGCGCAGGTTTCAGTTCTGTGAGCTTTGCAGCGCCGAGCTGCTTCAGCACAGCCTCTACCTTTGAGCGAGTGGACAGATCCTTCACGAGCGGAGAAGCCACTACGCGCAGTGTTTCCATGGACACCTTTACTTCAGGAGCAGCAGGTGCTTCAGGTTTTGCCGCCTCTTTAGCTTCTTCCTTCTCAGGAGCAGGAGCCATAGCAGCGTTGCTTTCCTCCTTCTCAGGCATTTCTGCCGGAGGCGCAGCAGTCTTCTTAGCAGGCTTGTCAGCCTTTACAGTTGTCGGTGTAGCAATGATACCACCTTTGAGTGCTTCGGCCATGTTGTTCATGGCGGACAGCAGGGCAGGGCTTGCGTCAAGCACAAGCGTTAATTTCAGGTCCATGTAATTGGTCTGTTTTTATTGGTTAGAAAATGAAATGTTTTTGTTAGTCAAGGGCGTGAACCATTATGCGGTCATAGTCAGGATGGTTGACAGGCAGCACTGTGTCGGCGTATATTGCTTGTGGCTTCTGGTCGTGCTTTTGAGCGAGATAAGACGACTCGTGATACGCGTCAAGTAAGTCGTTAGCCTCTATAGCTTTACAATTTACTTCACAAAGCTCCTTATCCGTGGTATTAAAAGTGTTATCCGAATAGCACAGTATGCCAATACTACCATAGACCAAACCACCCAGTGCTTTAAAGCCATTACCCCTAAGTATGTTGTACAGTACCACCATATCTGTAGTACCTAACCCTTCTGTGTTTATGTAGAAGTCCGTGCCTGATAATTTTGACAGGCTTTCAAGTGTGTGGTTCATAACTTATTGATTATGTCTTCTTGTTTATTGTGAAGTTGAACAAATAGGCTGTAGTAGTGACCTTTTACCTGGTTATCGTCCCAGCCCCACACGTTGCGAAAGTCATTAATGAGGTCGTGTATCATGTAGCTCTCCTGCAGACTGGCGCATCCGGCTATCCTGTCACGGAGCAGATTGCCGTTATGTTCAATGGATTGCTGCCTGCGTACTCTCTCCTCGTAAGGCGTGGCATGTGGCGGGTAGAGCAGTTCGTCTATCTTTCTGTTAAAGTTATCAATAGCTTCATTGATCTTTGCGAAGTAAGGAAGAAAGGATACCATAGCTGTTTGTTTTATTGGTTATCAAAAGTCCGTTATGGGTTAACGGGTATGTCATTACTGATGATGTAGTCCTCAATGGTGTTAAGCAGAGAGCGTGCTACGGTGAGGTTGGTTACAGAGCCTCTGAGGTAGCTGCGGTTGACTGTGTCAGGATGGTAGGCGTTGTCTACACACCACTTGAGGCGCTCCTCTGTAGGCCAGTGTGGCCTCAGGTGCATCAGACGCTGCCCTATCTCTATGGCACCCATCTGGTCAGGGTTTGATTTGCTGTATTTCGATGTTGTCATTTTGTGTCCTGTTGTTTTGTTAGGATGAAAGAACAGGACAAAAGTAATCAAGTTTTTCAAACCACCAAACTTTTTTTTTGAAAATATTTTTTCAGGCATAAAAAAAACCACTCGGCTGAGTGGTTTAAGTGTAGAAACGCTGTGAGCGTCAGATCAGCAATGCTATTACTGAGGTGGTAAACAGTTCGGAGGAGAGGAGGTGTTACATGGCTGTTGCTTTAGTTCAGTAGAACGACAAGACAAAAGTAATCAAGTTTTTCAAACTTCCAAATTTGTTCAAAAAAAATGCCGCACTACCAATGCGGCACTTCGCACTTCCGAAACCAATTTTAATAAAACGCAGCATAAAGGTAATAAAAAAAAGCCAGTCTAAGAATAGACCAGCCCATTTCCCTAACCCAAAAAAACTTCTTTGTATTGTCGTGAATTTAGAATATATTGGTAAGCCTTGATACCTGCCCGAACTGCTTACTATGGATAAATGCCTCAATAGCTTTCGGGGCGTGCTGATATCCGTTGCGGTGATGCCAGCCGTCAGTACCCGATGGGCTGCGTAACGATTCCACACACACGCTCATATAGTCCTTAGATTTCTTATGGTGTATGTGATGCGTGTAGTAGTAGCGATGCTTACATTTCGCCCAACTATCAGATGCTTCGTGAGCCATGAGTAATGCTAAGTCAGCCTCCCTTGCCCCATCGCCATGCGTAGTGCCTATCAGGTTCTCTCCGTAGGTGTAATACTTGCGATGGGCTATGCTGACATCAAAGGTAACCTGTGTGCAATTATTGAACCATGCCTGTAGTGTCTGTGCCAAAAAGAACCCGTTAGCGTAGTCGTGATTAGATGGGTTGTATTGGAAGTGAACAGGTGCGATAGGTAGCAACATCTCTATGCAATCAACCATGAGCCTGCGAGCCATCGTAAACGCATCATACCACATCATTGACACATCCTGATGCGTGCCGCTTGTGGTCGTGTTTTTTGGGTTATCTACATGAAGAATGTCATTACCTGCCACGAACAGTATCTGGTCAATTTTATAGCCCTGTGACTTTTGTATGATACCCTGCACACCGTCTATCACCCGCTTGTATATTATGTCGTGATTGCTTTCATCGCCTGTTTCAAAGGCTGAACACAATTTGTTCAGGTGAATGTCAGCAGGATCAACTACGAGCAGGTGCGCGTCCTTTGATTTTGCGTGATATAGTTTTTTATATTTAGGGGCGTACTCCTTTATCTCATTTATGATAATTTCCCGTATCTCATCGTATGATGTCGGCTGCCCTTTGACGAATATAGAGAAGTGTTTACCCTTGTGCCAATAGTGGCGAACATCGTCTAACGGAATACCTGTGTTTTCGCACTCTTCGGATAATGCAGGGTGTGATAGTTTCTTTTTTTTGCTTCCTGATGTGCATTCGCATCGTGGCATTACTGCAGTCTAACTTATGTTTAGCTATAATTTTATTAGCTAAGCCGTTGATGCTTGCCCCACTTTCCAACTCACTTATTATCTCATCTTTCAGGTGGTCATACTTCTTAATTGGTGTGTGTTGGTTTGGCATAGGGTTAAATTAGGGGATAGCCGTATTTATCTTTAGTTATGTTCTGCAATTCTCTCCAGTTGTGTCCAAGCGTGTACTCGAAGTGCGGATAGTCCACTCCGTTTTTGAAGGTGCCGCCCCACACCAAACCGTACCGGTCTGCTATGGGTTGCAACAGCTTCATGTCGTAGTTCCAGTCAGGCTTGTTGTCTATCATGCGCACAACGTCTATGGCGAGGCCGTAGTTGTGATAAGATTGTCCGGGCTTTGCCATCGTTACTATCTTCTCTTTCTTAGCCTTGCTGGCCTCTGTCCTTCCCTGGTCGTACAAGGCTTGCTGCTCCTTAATTGTGCGCAGTCCCTGCGTCACACGGAGCGTGATGTTCAGCTCAGACTCAACAGCCTCTACGAACATCTTGAACGTGCTGCGAACCTTCGGGTGCAGTTTGTTTATGCGGTCTACGCTTATCTGGTCTTTCATTTGAACCAATTTGTCGGGTGAGATAATTTACCGGTTATGCCGCCTACGAGTATGGCCAGCAGCAGCGCACAGATAGACAGGGCTGTGATGCCTGTATTCCTTGCGAGCTTGTACTTCCCTTGCAGTTGGCTATGCGCATCCTCAGCAACACGCAGCCTTGCCGCCCAGATAGGATCTGTGCGGTACACTGTGTCATGGCGAGTGAAGGTGTCAACTCTTACCTCATACACAGCGTCTGGACACGGCACTTTAACGCGCACCGTTGTCGGTTTGCTTTTCACCACGCTGTCACAGTCAACCACTATGGTCTTGCCAGGCACTCTCTTTTCTATGGTTTTGCCAGGTACATAAACTACTTTACCAGGCACCACTCTGTCTACAGACGGGTAGTGCATAGCGCACCAGCCGGGAGGCACAGTGTCCATGCCTCTGCGATAGCACTTGTCAGCCAGTTTGTCGAATTTGCCCATCATGCGATGCGGCGTGCAGCTCACAAGTGATGACACTATGAGTGCGAGGATAATGAATACGAGCAGCAGCAGTTTGTGCTCGCCATCTGGTCTTGGTCGGGAGTATGTTGTCATTATTCAGGTTTTGAGTTGTCAGTAGGAGGAGTCGGACCACCTTTCCATATCTGCATGAGCTGTGCCACGGTGGCCACACCGGCAAGCAATGCTATCATTGCCAGAGCAGGGTAGTATATGTACGTGGGCAGATCATGCGACACATGCACTTTGTAGAGTATTGTGTAGCATATTGTCAGCACGAACATAAAGCCAAAAAGCCGCTTGCTGCTCGGTACTCCGTTCTCGGACAGCGCACGGCCTATCCAGTTGAAAAGTTTTATCATACACGTTGTTATTTGCGCTGCATCAGAACTTGTATCTGCTGCTCGTGCCTGTTGGTAATTTCTTTTACGTTGGTGATTTCCTGCTCCAGTGCCCGGTTGTCATAGAAGGTCCGGTCTATCTTAGTCACTATGTTTATGTATCCTCTGAAAGCAGCGTAAACACCGCCTCCTGCAGTTGTTATCATAGTCAGCACTACTCCGTAGGTAAGTCCGGTGATCTTACGGTCCAATAGGCTTGTTTCTCTTTGAGTCATCTGCTTTCAGGTGTCTTGTATTTTAGCACACCGTTCCGCCTACGATGCGCCAGAAATATAGTTTAAAACCACTAATAATAGTAGCCAAAGCTACAATAAATTTAGATTATAATTATCAGCAATTTTCCACGCAAGAAATTTAAACCCGTAGGCTTTCCATGCTGCATAGGTCTGTACATCGCTGATATTGTTGATGCTCATGGATAGGCTGTGTTTAGTAGCCCCCGATGCCGTTTCAATAGTAAAGAACACCGCACCTGATTGCGTATATCCTGACCCATATGGCTGCGTACCGTAGTCCTTCATTTCGGTTATGCGAATAGTGGTGCATAGTGCCGTATCGCCAATGCTGACCATGATAGGCGTGATGGAGCTATACATACCGTCATCATAGTAGGTAAACGAACTATCAGCAACATATGCTGCGCTGTCTGTTGTTACGGTTGGTGTTGGGGCTGTCATGGCATAGGCGTGACCCCAAAATGAAATAAGCCCGATTAATAGTAGTTGTTTCATATTTTTAGTTTATAATCCAATAGTTGAAAGTTGATGCGTCTGAGCCGTTTGTGCTGTTTACAATGAACTGCGTACCTGCGGTAACCGTTCCGATGTAGATAGTGCCACATGATGAACACGAGGTAAGCTGCAACTGAATGATGCTATTTGCCAATACCGCTGCGGTACCTATTGTTGCAGTACCGCCCGATAGCGTTCCTGTGCCTACTGATGCCCCTACCCCTGTTGCTATGTTAATCTTATTACCTGCTGTATTTAAGCCCAAATTACCGCTTATCTGCACTAATCCTGTAGAACCATCGGTAACCGTACCAATGAGCCAGTTAGTAGCATTGTGGTACGCTCTGATATTACCTGCACCATCGGAAAGTATCATACGGTTGGAAGATGTGCGAATATCAACCGCCACGTTACCAGAATAGCCACCTAAGATAATATTACTGCTGCCTGTGGTCATTGCTGAACCTGAACCAACACCTAAGAATGTGTTAGTATTCCCTGATGTTAGTGCTGCTGCTGTACCTGACCCGACAAAGGTGTTAGATGTTGCTGTGGTCATTACGTTACCCGCATTGATACCTACACCGACATTTGCTAATCCATTCCATGGGACTGCACGAGCCATTACGTTATTACCTATGGCTACGTTGTTATCACCTGTTGAGTAGTTAAGATTACCCGTACCAATCCCCACATGACCGCTTACTGCTGTGCCTGTGTTGCCCCCTGCGTTCCTGCCGACATATATATCGTTCTGACCTGTGGTGTTTAGTCGGGCTGCATTTTCACCCAATGCCACAATACCTGTAGCGGTTGTAGGTGCTGCAAATGCACCGCGACCGAAACGAATACTTGTAGATAGTCCGCCGCCCGTACCAATGACTGCACTATCAACCGTTATGTCACGAGTGAATGTGTTAACCCCTGTGAACGTAAACGGGTGTGTAGTGTCTACTTCCACATTGACGGTAGTAGTGCCTGTAACCTGCATTGTGCTGCCTGTTGATGTTATTGCAGCAACACCGCCTGAACCACCCGTACCTGTTACGGTGAATGTCGGGTAAGTTCCTGTTACGCTGACCGTTCCTGATCCTGTAAGTGATAATGTTTGGTCGGGGGCTGTGTTCGTAACTGTATATGCAGGTGCTGAACCCGCTACTGATATGCCTGTACCTGCTGCGATTGTTGTGCTTGCTCCGTATCCCTGTGATACCACCCATACACGGGTAGCATCCCATACGGTAGTATCGCTATATTTTTGTCTACCACTTACACTATCCGCAAGGGCTGATGTGGTGGCTTTAGCGTTCCATGTTGCTGCGCTTGCTATGTATGCATCAGCTATTTTGGTAGTCGTGTGCAACTCTGATAGTAATGTCACGCCACCTGACACGCTCATGGCATTGCCGCTGCCTGATGTCTTAGTCACCGTTATCGCTTCGCCCGACCCTCCTTTTGTGACGCTTAATGCCGTCCCACTCCCTGATGGGTGGTTAATTACACCATCCTTTGCGGTTATGGTGTAATTGCCCATATTCAGGTCGTCATTTGCTCCCGTATAAGGCACATATCCTGTTACTGATGGTATCTGACCGTTGACCCATGAACGAGTAGCAGACCATGTGGCTGTGTCCTTCTTGTTGATAGCGCTGTCTATTCTCTGAGCCAGATAAGAGTCTACACCTATGAGGTAGTCAAATGTTGTGTCAAATGCGTATGGAGTGATGTACCTGGTTCCGCTATCAGCCTTACTGAGCTTAGATGCCAATAGCTGTTTCACTATGTCAGAGGTAGGCAGTTTAAGGCTTGACGAGTCTGACGTGCTGTACGCCACTCTGTTGGTGGAGTCGAAAGACACGGTATCATTGGTCTGCTTCAGCCAGCCACCAGCGTGTTGTAGCCCTCCACTTCCGCCGCCTCCGGTTATGGCTTGCCAGCCGCCACCTGTACCGTTGTGGTAATAGATGACACCTGTAACAGTGTTTATGTACACGCTACCTATGCTGTCAAAGTACGGGTTGATGTAAGGCACTGTGGCCATCTTGAACTGTCTTGCCCAGACTGTGAGATCAAAGGAGTCAATGGTTGTACGCGGACCGAAATACACGTGCTTCTGGCCATAGGACAGAACCGGTATGAGGAACAACAATATGAATAAAAGTCTTTTCATTATAAACCGTATCTTGTCATTAAGTAGTTAGCCACAGCAGCCCTCTGTGTGTTGTCAAGGCTTCTCTTATACACTACCACACACACGATGTCTACGTTGGCCACACCTATTGTGTATGGGGCAGCCACGAAGGTGCTTGTGTTCTCGCTCGTTACCAGTTGTGTGTAGTCGGCAAGGCTGTTGTTCTTGTACACCTTCATCTCAGCGGTGTCAGTTTTGCTGTAGTCCATGTCTACATCGTACAGAGCAGGCGTGTCAGCCAGTCCGGTGTTGTAGCCTATGCTGTTGCCTACGTTGCCTCTCATGGTGTTGAGCAGCTGTATTGTGCCTCCAGGGCGTTGCAGGTCAAACCTGAACTCACCAGATACCGGTGCAGCCGGGTTTACGCAGCTCTGCGCAAGGGCCATAGAGCTCGCAGGTGACGCAAACTGACACACCATGAACAGAGAGCAGGCTGCCTCTCCATCAAGGCCTATCAGGTCGCCTGATGTGGCGAGCGCTCTGCTTCCTACGCCTGTGTAGAAACGAACAGCAGGGTAGCCGTTCAACACGTTGTTGACGAGCAGCGGCTTGCTTGCACCGCAGAATAGGTCGTTGCCTGTGCCGCTGTCATCTCCCCACTCGTCTACATCGGATCCTGACAGTGTCAGGTTGACATCACTGAAGTGGCTGGCGATAATGAACTCAGGGTATGGAGGAGCGGGTGCCACGAAGGCTGTGGTAAAAGTCGTAAATGCAGGCGAACTGTAAAGACCCGGAGCGCACACGCTGCGTACAAAGAAGTAGTACAGTGTGTGGTCTGACAATCCTGACAGCACTCTGCTGTTGGCTGTAGTGCCTATCCAGACGGTAGGTTCATCGCCTGTGGTGTTGTACGCATACTCATATGAACCCACCAGAGAGGAGGCCCATGATAGCGTAGCTGACACACCAGAGATGTCTGTGGCTGAGATGCCTGTGATAACCGGGCAAGTGGTAGGAGCAATGTATGCAGACGCAAAGGGCTTGCGGCTTCCGTCATACTTGACCAGCTCAGACTCATACGCATAGTCTACCAGCTGTGGTATGCTCTGCATATCAGTCACGTTGTTGGCACGGCAGAACTCAACGAGGTTGTCCAGCGAGCCGTAAGCCTCGTTGCACAGATCGTATATGCTCTGTCCTGCTTTATGTCGTATGTATAAGGTCATCGGGTTGCGTCAATGTAGGTAACAAGAGTATTGTCAGTATTGGTAACCCTTACTTTGGCCACGTCATACCCATCTCGTTGCAGTTGCTGTTTCACAGTCTTGTCAAGCTCCAGAAGCCTGGTGCCTGTCACTTTCTGGTATGCTCTTATGCCCACACCGTTCTGCAGGAACTGCTTGTATTCGCCTGGGAACGCAGACATGCAGCGTGATATATGCACCTCGTCAGACGGCTCAGTGTTGAGCAGTGTGGCGGCGATGTCAATATCTCCGGTGGCAGTGCGTTTTAGGTCGTAACGAACAGGCATATGCAAGACTATAAATAATATCTGTAAAAACAGGGGTGGTTGCGCAACCTAATGTTTCACTTTAGTGTCCTCGATGTCGCTGCGAGTAGTAACTGTGAGCAGTTGTGCGCCATAGGTAGCGAGCTGTGCGCCAGTGAACGCACCACTCCATGCCGTGCCGGTTATTGGAGTGCCGCCCAGTAGCGCAAGTGTAGTGTTAAGAGCCAGCAGGTCGGCTTTCAGTTTGTTGATGTCGTTCTGCATGGCGTTAATAGCTGAGAGGGTGGGAACTATCTTCAGCAGGCCGCCCAGCTCTCCGCCATTAAAGGTTGTGAGGCCGTCAACCACTTTGAATGAGGTGTTGCCTATGACATAAAGTATCTGGTCAAGTTCACTCCACAGCAACACATAAGGGTCCAGCACTTTAGGATCTGCTACGAGAACTGCGCTTCCTACCTTCGGAACGTACAGCAAACCATCCGCAGACTCAGCCATGAGCTGCACGTTGGCAAACTCTGTGTCGGCTCCGAGGCTGCTGCTCACAACAGTGCAGGTGCGAGTAGCTATATCCACAGCAGTTACCTCTGCGTTGAATATCGCAGGTGTCTTGCCCTCCATGCCTACTGCGGCCATGGTCTGTATGGCTTCTCGTATACCGTTTCTGCTGTGTATGCCTAACATTAGTCTATCTTGTAATCTATGGTTATCTCCTGCCTCAACCCTTCATCGTAGCCTCCGTAATAGCGAACAGCCTTCACCTTGTACAGGCCGTTCTGTTCAGGCAGTTGGTTGTTGATGAGGCGTACAGTATCTCCGTGCTTAATGTATGGCATGCCAAAGGTAGTGAAACTGCCTCTGAAACCATCATAATAGTGTTGCTGCAGTTTGGTCTTGCCAATGTTAAACAGTTTCTTGGCATCTGACTCCGGTGCATTTATCTCTATCTTGTACACCTCACCCATGGCATCAAGCACCTTAGCAGGGTAGTCTTTACCTTTCTCCTTCTTGATGTAGGTGAACTGTGTGTCAGAAAGGTATACAAGCACCTCTGTGCTGGCCTGCTTGGTCTTAGTTGCGCCATCCAGCGTGGTGGTTGACTCTGCTATCTGGTAGACAGAACGCACGATGGCGCTCATAACCACGTCATCTCGCCTCATCCAGTTGAGTTTGTCACCATCCAGTATGTTTTTCTGGAAGGTAAAAGTGTGCTGCACTGTATCTGACTGCACGTAGTGCGTGTAGCCTATACGTAACTCCTCGCCACGGAAGTAGCTGTCCACCTTGTACTGCGACTTCAGGCGAGTGAGGAACATGGCCAGACTGCCTCTCTGGGTAGTGAGGCTGCTCACATTGAACACCAGGTCAGTCTTGCTGAAGTCAGACACATTCAAGCTGACAAGCCCCGCATACTTCTTAACAGCGGGTGTCTTCATGCCTTCATCCAATATGTCCTGTACTATCTGCTGCAGGCTTTTCTTGCCCCAATTCCTTGCCGGTGTTGGTATCTGTTTGCACAGCCACATATTGTCCTCACACTCCAGAGTGAACGGTAACTTAGGATTGACTGCGCTTATAAAGCCTTTGAACATATCCGGTATGCCTTTCTCACCAGTCCAGTAAGTCACCTCTGACTCCCCTACCATCGCTCTGTACCCTACGTTCATCTTGATGATGTCACCGCGCAGGAAAGTAGGAGGTGCGTCAAAGCCTCCGAGGTTGCTGTTCTTACCTGTGGTGTTACCGAGCTGAATGTAGGAGAACGGGTTGCCTGAAGTTTGACTTGATTTTATGCGCACTCTCTTTGGCAGCACCAACTTCAATGTCTGGGTCAAGTCCTCCCACGTGCTGAAAGCATCATAGCTGTTCATAAAGGAGAACTCCAACAGCAGGTTCCTGTCAGGGTATTGATCTGTTGGTACCTGCTGTACCTGTATATGTGATAGTACCTGGTAGTGCATTATGGGAACATTTCAGTCATTGGCACATCGCTGAGTGCTGTGATGGTGAACCTTTGGTAAGCGTAGCCTGCTTTCTCCTGCCACATGGAAGTGCCGGGCATGATCTTGATGTAGTTTATGTTGTTAGCATTGAGGTAGTAGTTAGTGACTGGTATCGGAACCGGAACACTGAATAGCTTGCTCATGTTGGTGATGAAATCTATAGGGGCCACATCAGGCGTGCTGGTGTAGATGCCCTCTATGGTCACAGAGTTGTCACCGCTGCTTATGAACTCGGTAATAGAGTACGGTAAGCCTTGTATGTCCGTCTTCACCACCTTGGGGTCAAACCCTATGGTCACCAAAGCGCAGTCCAGCTCTACAGTGTTGTAAAAGCCTGACTTGCCTTGCGCATCTGTAAAGTTGTTTCTTCCACCGTTACCGAATTCACCCAACATTATGGTGCCGAAGACAGGTGTGCCTAAAGCACTCTTTTTGTCAGGAGTGTCAGGATTGTAGTCGCTAAGGTTTCTCAGTTCACTGAATTGATTAGCGTCATTTGAAGAGTACCTAGCTGGCCTCAGTATATTGAACGCAGCGGCCTGTGCCAGTGTTACACCGAGCGTAGCAGCAAGCATGTTCAACTCAGGCTTAGGAGCCAGAGGAGTATTGTCCGGTAGTTGAAAAAATCCTTTTATTGTCATTGCCCACCTCGTATTTGACTGTCATGTAATGCACCAATTATCTCATCTCTCACTATCTCTGCCACCTGCTTAGGATCCATCTTACCTCCCGCCTGTACCGTGTTCTCCTTGATGCCGTTTATTTCACGGATGCTGATGTTGTACGTTATGACCCGCTGTCCGGTTACCTTATCTTCGTTAGGCTTATCTTCTTTACTATCTCCGGCCTGTTTCTTAGGAAACCTAACGCCATACTTGTCAAGTATTGCAGAGCTGTACTCGTCTTTTAAATCCAACATATTGCGCCAGTCAGGGTTCTGCATGTCGTAATTTATTGGGTTTTTACGCATATCAGACATTCTATCTTGCTCTGCCTGATCTTTTCTCATTTGTTGGAAATATGGCCTATCACTCATTTCATAGCCTATCTCATCTGGGATAAGCATATCTAAGCCAGATTTAGTCTTCCACAAACCCAGCGCCTCTCCTGCGGCCATAGTGGCTCCTGTGATAAATACTGGAACAATCGCAGCTCCTACTGTCCTTGCTATCAAACCTCCGGCTGCTGCCGCTCCTGCAGAAGCACCTGCTGCCGTTCCCGCCATGTTTATAGGGAGTGCTGCCGTTTCCGCTGCTGCCGCCATCATTGCTGCCTTTTGCGCACCATAGACCCCAGA